ACTATACATAAAATGTTCGTCTGCATCACGAAATCTTATTGATTGATTTATTGTATATCCTGTAGATGCTTGACGATTACCTGGTATAATTAAAGGCATTTAGAAGTCCTCCAGCTTTGGAAACTCCCCTAAAGGTCTTGTCATTACAGGTTTAGATTCTGTTCCTGTATTTGTGTAAGTATAAAGAGTTTCTAAAACTCTTACATCTTTTGTTGCTTTTATTCTTGTGATCATATCGTTTGACTTTGCTCGCACCGCAGTTCTAAATTTAGAAACATTGTCTGGCACAGAATAATCAGACACTTCGCTAGCTTTAATTGCCATCCAATCTGTATCTTTGAGAATAGTATAAGCTTGGTTGTTTACTTCATTAACTTTTTTAGTTTTTAATCCCTCAACAGTCACACCATCAACTGTTTTATCTTCCATCTCATGATCTTCTGCTGTCTTCCAAACTTTTTTTACCACTTTGTTTGTTGCATCAAATTGAAAAGACTCACTTCTGTTTTTATAAAATGTTGGATCTCTGTAATTTGAGTTATCGGTCTGTACTGGGTAAAGACCTATGGCTGCTTTTTCTGCATCACTCCAGCTTGTAAAAATATTAGCAGGATGTTTTATGTCATTATGTTCAAAAGCTTGTTTGCCGTTGAAAATTTTAATAACTTGATTTGCTTTTACTAACGCCCACATAATTTCTCCTAACTTAATGTCAATGCAAGGTTTCTACCAACCTCAATGAATTTTGATCCATTATAATAAAATACAAAAAAATCACCCAACGCAGCAGTTGTTGTTAAGGTTGGAGCTGTGTCTGATGCAAATTCATAATTAGATGCAAACGATAAAGTTCTCGATCCAGTACCATCTTGAACTATCAAGAGGCTTACAAACTGCCCTGTGACACCATTAGTTGCATTATTCAATGTTCTATTACCACCTAATGTAACTTTAGCAACTGGCTTTGCTTGTACATCCCAATCGATGTTTGTACCATCTGTAAGTGTTTGTTCAGGAATATAAGCTGCATCATTAAATTTAAATCGTCCTGCACCTTTTGCTGTAAAAGCTAAACCAACATTTGTATCACCACCTGTTACTGCAAGTCCTACATCATTACCTGTAGCGGCATTTGTTATCTCTAACTCATTTACTGCACTTGTGGTTTCTTGAAAAATTATTTGTTCATTCCCATTTGAATCAGCAATAAAACCAGCATCAGCAATTCTGGGTTTAGTCAATGTTACAGCACTGACAGTGCCACCTGCGATCGTAGCTGAGTTAGCAATACTACCTGTAGTCGTAGCTCCATTAATAGTTGGAGTTGTTAGTGTTTTGTTTGTAAGTGTGTCTGTTGAAGATGTATTAATTATGCCTGTATCAACAACGTTGGTGCCATCAGCAAATAACACTCTAACTGATTTATCAGCAGCAACAAAGGTATATCCTGTGCCACTAGCTGTTTTAAATTGAACTGTAAAAGAACCAGTAGTTCCATTTGAAACGATATAAACTTTTTCCATACTATCAGGAACAGTAACGATTCTATTTCCTGTAATCGTGCCTGTTAGTTTAATTACCATATTTCGTGCATTAGAAGCTGCCCCATCAGACATAGTTAAGGCAGTTGTCCCTGCACCACCAGCAATAGACACCTCTTCGTATCCTGCTACTGCTTGTTCTACTAATTGTAAATTTGTATTTGTTTTATCACCCCAAGTACCTGCGTTTTCACCTGTAGCTTGAAGTTCTAGTTTTAAACTTGTTGAAAATGTTGATGCCATTTTTTATCCTATTTAAATTGAATTATAAATCATTTATGCCGCTCTATCAACCTCTGTCCAGTTAACTGATGTACCAACATCCACCTCTTCCCAATTTATTAAATTAATAGAACCAAGAGAAGCTGTAATATCAAATCCTGTAATAGCCATTTCAACATTAGCAAATGTGGTAACAGAACCCATCGCTGTTGTTAAGGCGACTCCACTTGGTGATTCAATACTATCGTTAAAAAAGTTAATTGAACCTAAAGTCATAGTGGAACTTAGTCCACTAGGTTCAGCTACAAAATCTGTAAAACCTACTGCTGTCCCTAAAGATGAGGTAAGAGCTATGCCCGTTGCTTCACCAACAGTTGTTTGTGTAAAACCCCCTAAATTAGTTGTAAGAGCTAGACCAGAGAGGGATATAATTTGATCGCCCTGTAAACCCCAAAGACCTGTATTCCAGGTAAGCTGTCCCCATCCGTTGGACATATTTTACTCTATGTAACTCTTAAAATAGCTGCACCTGCAGTAAAAGCAGGAAACTGAATTGTAAATGTTCCAGATGTAGCGGTCTTATCACCACCAAAATCTAAAACACATACCGCAGGATCACCTGATGCTGTATCATTATAAATCAAAGCTCCTCTTGCAGTTAGCGTTACTCCAGTAAATGATCTATCCGCAAAATCAACAATAGCAGTATCGGTTGATAAGGATGTTCCACCATTTACCAAAGCACCACCACCACTTGTATATTGACCTGAGTTTGATACTTGTGCATCAGTGGTAAAGCTTGTCGTAGATTTACCTAAAACAGCACTATTTGTATACAGTGATAATTTAAATGAATTACCACCAGTTTGTTTAAAGTTATGTGTTCCTTCAAAAAGCTCTTTTTTAAAAGAATTACAAATTACACTAGTTGTTATTGCCATATTTACTCCATATTTTAAGGCGAGGGTGACTGAATTTGTACTCTAGGTACTCCTTCTTCATATTGCCCTCTTCTTCTTTGTCCCATTTGTTGTAATCCAAATGCTTGAACCTCTTCATTATACTTGTCTAAATACGTTTTGTACATATCCATAGGGCCTTTTAAATATGAAAAACACTCTGTCAAAACTCCGTGTAAAAGCATAGCGTCTTGATATGTAGACAAAAATGTATTGTTTGTTGATGAAAAATGAGGTGGATCAATAATATAATTTATCTGCACTGTGTACGCTTGATCTGGAGTTGGAGCTAAAACTATGTTCTGATCATCCCAATTGGCATAATATTTAGGTGCTCCTGTCGTTCCTGATGGCGTATTTGCAGTCCAACCCATAGCTGAATGATTTGTACAATAATAATACAAAGTTGGTGCATCTGTCGCGACTGTTATTTCTGTATAAGCTCCAGCGGTGCCAGGAACTCCATTAGTTGTAACCCCTGTCGTATATTCTGTTCCACCACCATGTGTCCCATTTGGAGTTGTAGAAAACCTGAGTGGATGACCATCGTTTGATGAATCTGATTGATCAAATCTATACGTTCCTCCCTCTGCTAAATTCAATGTCACGTTTGCGGTTGCTGTTGAGCCATCAATACCGTATTTGTTAGTTGAACCAACATTATAGTATGGGTGATCTATTGGATTGCCACTTACAACTGTTACGGTAAATGTTTTAGATTCAACAGGATTTGATTGAAATTCTGACATAAAACTCGTATCTCTTTTTTCAAGAAAATCTCTAACATTGGAATTAATAATTTGCACTGAACGCAAATAAATTAAATCAGATGGCATGCTTAAAAATCTTTGTGCAGTTATCGTTGACGTAGTTGCATACTTTCGTAAATCATCGTAATCTACTTTGCCTGCAATATCTAATTCAACATTTCTAATAAACTGATCTAATAGAGTATCACTTAATACGTTACTATCTACCTCTGTATAGTTTCTTACTTGCGTTAAAAAATTTGCGTGCGATATTGCCATAACTTACCCCGTTATATTAATCTGACCACCCATGTTTGAGTGAACAGTACAAAAATAATATAAAGTGCTTGGTGCATCTGCAGCCACAGTAATTTGAGTATATCCATCAGTTCCTGGAGATCCAACAACTGTTACGCCTGTCGAATATATAGTTCCACCAGCATGAGTTCCATTGCTGGTAGTGCTTAATCTTAGTGGATGTCCTCCGTTACTACTATCTGTTTGCGAAAATCTATATGTAGAACCTCTTGTAAAATTAAGTGTGGCCTGTTGAACACCGTCAATATTGTATTTATTATCTCCTCCTGGAGTAGTTACAGTTACGGCATAAGAAGTGACCGCTACGTCTGTTCCACTAATTGTAACTTGTCCTACAGAGGTATTTAAATTTCGTTTTCTGTTAATTTCATCTGGTGTTTGTGGTGGTAACAAACTATCAGGATCAGGTGAAAAACTATTTGGATCTAAATCAACAGTGATTGAAGCCGCCTCGTCTTGTGGAGGTCGTGCATTAGCCAAAGCAATTGCATCTGCTTTGATATGCTTGCGTCTAATTTGTGGGTGTTTTGCTTCATATTCTGATTTATGTACAAATGAACCATTCCACTCTTTAACCATTTCAAGATATGGAAACTCCATACCAGACCTATCTGAAATAGCTTTTGCATATTTACCTCTTGCATAAGCCATCTAAAAAACACCTTTAAATTTTGTTCCTCTAATTGCAGCTTTGCCACCCTTACTAAATTTTTTACTTTTAATTTTTTTAATATCTTCTTTAAGTCCACCATCTTTTGCCATACCTAATTGTTGATAGACATTAGCACTTGTCAGTGATGAAGGTGTATAGTTTGGCGCAAAAGCTGCTGCTTGTTGTCTTTTTTGTAAACGTGCAATTGTATTCATTTGCTTATCAAAGTCAGCATCACCTGCTCTTTGAGGACGTGTGGTAGTTTCAGTTATTTTTTTTGTTCCTTGCTGAGTATACCTCACGCCACTTGGACTAATATATCCAGCAGGAGTTCCTACAAACCCTTGCTGTGAGGCGGGGGAAAAAGTAGAACCCTCTGGTATTTTTGTTGTACTTCTTGCGACACCAGGGTTAAATCCCGCCAAACCAGAAACACCAGAACGTCCTTCGTAATAACTGTATACAGGTACTGTTTTCTTCTTGGATTCAGTAATCGTGAGCTTACCAATATCATCTTGTATTTTTTTTATATCATCAGAATAATCTCTATAAAACCCTGTCTTGGGTAATTCAGAAGGTTTAGCAACTGCAAATCTATAGGTAGGTCTAAATCTTTCTGATTTTAAATCACTTCTTAAACTTTCAAATTGTTTATCTGAGGGTGTTGCAAACTGTTTGTTAATAGAAGCAATATAAGCACTTCTTTCTGCTTTAGGCATATTTAATGTAGCTTTGTATTGTATATCAGCTCTTTTATCAAATGTTTTTCTTTCAGCATCACTCAAACGTTGTCTATAATTTTTAATAGTAGCGGCTAATTGTGGTTGCGTTTCTTCAAGAGGTGTTAAATATCCACCATTCGACATTCTTCTAAATCTCATATTTTTCATGCTACACTCCTTGTGGGAAATACGTTTGTGGGGTTATATATACAGATGTTCTTTGTCCATCTTCGTTTAAAGCTCTTGATAATTCATCCTCATAAATTAATTTATTTTGTTGCACTAATTGTGGATTGTATTTCATTGATAGATAATACGCTAAACCCGCAACCATGCACGGTATAAACCTAAATACGACATCTGCTTGATTTGTGTAAGCTCCTGCATCCTCAATTCTTTTTAAATAATAATATTTAATGTAAGTGTATGTTGATGCATCTGGTGTTTGATACAAAGTTATTGTAGGTGTTGTTTGTCTATCAACATAATATTGTGAAGGTTGTCCTGTAGAGCCTTTATTGGGTAAAGCCGCATATTCACTTCTGCTTATTTTTGTTAAGGATACATCATTGGTTGTGGAAGTAGTTCCAGTTGTAGTGCTAATATAGGCCTCTAGTATATCATTCGCATTCGTTGGAGCTGTGTAAGTCGCTGTCCCGTTTGTCAGTAATTGTTCTTTTAGTTCTACTTTCCACAAGTGTACTCCGCGGTTTCCCCATTCGCTGAAAAGAATATTTAAACTTCTTCTTGCAGATTTTAAATCATACCCGCTGTTTGTGCGAGCTCCTGTTCTTTCATAAGCTTCTTGAACGATATCGTCAATATCGAGATCAAATGTAGTTGTTCCTGATGTGGCCATAATTCATCCTAATAAATTGGTGTTTTCTTTTTAAAGCCACCCTTTGCCATTTTCACGCCCACAGGGCCACCATATTTTTTCTTTTCCATATTTTTTAATTCTGCTGATCCAAGCTTACTTGGTTTCAAAAGAGTATATGCCCCACTTAAAACTGTTGGTAGAGCTTTTGCTGTTTTAGAAAGCACATTACCCACTTTTTTTTTCATTCTAAGATAATCTCTTTTATCAAGTCTATCCAATCTTTCCATAAACAATTGGTCTTTTGCTCTTTTACGTTCAAATGCCGCATTAACAGCATCTTTTGCTCTTGAATATTTTTGGTCAAGTTGTTTAAGTTCAAATTTAGTTTTTTTATCTAT